GATATCATTTGCTGGATAGGTCGGCCAACCGAAGAGGGTTTTCCTGAACCCCTGCCAGCATAAAACGATTTCAGGAATACATGACAGGAGATGTAATTCAATGCAGGTTAAGCGAATTTGTGAGCAGTGCGGAAAAGAATTTTATCGAGAGGCGGCACACGTAAAGCAAAACGGCGGCAAGTTCTGTACACGTGCTTGCTGGTTAAAATCACATACCGCGAAGCTCAATAGGATTTGTGCCAACTGTGGCAAAGCATTTCATGCAAAGGAGAATGAAATAGATCGGGGCAAGGGAAAGTATTGTTCGCGGGCATGCGATTCAGAAGCACGTAAACAAGGCAAATCTTTGATGTGCGCTGTTTGTGGTAAAGAATTTTATGCCCGCAAGTGCCACCTCAAACGCGGTACTAAATATTGTTCATTGAAGTGTGCTCAGATTTCTAGACATAATGAAAGAACGATTGTTCTCAATTGTAAGATATGTGGAAAAGAGTTTCGTCGTAGTGTTGCCTATGCAATTGCAACCGGCGGAAAGTATTGTTCAAAACGATGCGCCGGAGAATCGCGCGCGGTTGAACATATTTATATCTGCGAAGTTTGCGGCAAAAACTTTCTCGGAGAGGCGAGAGGTAGAAAGTTTTGCTCAACTAAATGCAGACAGATCGGACAATCCGGGCCCGGTAATCCGCACTGGATGGGCGGGAAATCGTTTGAACCTTATTGTTATAAGTGGACCGAAGCTCTTAGAGAATCTATTAGGGAAGAGTTTGGCAGAAAGTGCTATCTCTGTCCAATCACGGAAAAGGAGAACGGAGCTAAACTTTCCGTTCACCATATAAATTTCGACAAGATGTCTGGATGTTATGGGAAGAGATGGAATTTGTTACCATTATGTAAAAAACATCATACAAAAAGCTCCTTCAATCGATTCGAGTACTTTAACCTACTATCAAATTATTGGGCAATGAATATAGATATAAATTTGGGGTGTGGTGATCCTGACTTATACGCCTTCCGTCTGGTTGGAACATGATACAACAGCTCATAAATTATCTTTTTTGGACAATTTAGAAACGATGTATTCACAATCTATAGATTATATAAATGCGATTACTCATAGTTCGTCATATTATACAGATGCGGAATGCACCGCGAAGTATTTCGGCCTCGGACGACAAGGAACCGGGAGCGGCCTGATCGCCGCCACCCTGGACGGCTATACTGCCGATCAGATCATAGCCGCGGGCTCTCCATCGGGCGTCATTGCATGGTGGTCAGGAAGCGAAGCCTCAATCCCCTCCGGCTGGGTGCTCTGCAACGGGCTCAACGGGACTCCGGATCTGAGGGACAAATTTGTAGTCGGCTCTGGCAGCCACTACTCGAAGGGGGCTACAGGCGGATCATCTACGGTCACGACTTCGGCCACAGTGACAATAGCAGGGCACGCCCTCACTGCAGCCGAGACGCCACTGCATACGCATGGGACAATATCAGATTTCTACACGGCTGGCAGCTATGGGGCGGCGCCAAGTACAGGATCATCAACTTTGGCCGCGGCAACTGATCATGCTTCATACACCGGATACACTGGATCGGGCGACTCGCACACCCATACGGCCAGCTTCGCAGGCACATCGAGCCAGGCAAAAATACCGCCCTACTATGCGCTCTGCGCGATCATGAAGAGCTGATTCCCATGAGCTACACGAAATATCACGATCCATGGACATCACTCCATGAACCAACTGCAAAGGCCTGGAACCACCTGGAGAGCCAATGGGATGCCATCAAAGCGGATGCAGACGCTCACAGCCATGATGCTAGATACTACACGAAAGCCTCTGCCGATGCTACTTTCTTTGCCCTGACAACCTCCGTGACCTTGGGCATGGATGCCGACAAGCTCGACGGCCAGCACTTCTCGGACATTTTGGCCGCGGTGATGCCTATTGGGGCTATCATGATCTGGTCGGGCAGTGACGCCAATGTGCCTTCCGGCTGGCATATCTGCGACGGCGGCACCTATGGAGGGATAGCTTCCCCGAATCTCAGAGACCGCTTCGTGATCGGGGCAGGTGGATCATATTCGCCAGGGGCTACAGTTGGCCCGGCCACGTACAACGGCACCATCACCCCCACTGGAACGGTCGCTGTGGGAAATCACACTCTGACTACCTCGGAGTTGCCAGCTCACACCCACACTTACACAGAATATTTTAATGGCACAACAATCGTGAAAACTGTAGCCAGCACACCAGGAGAGTTGGCCGGCAGAGACACCTCAATTCTGAACCAGAATGAGGGCGGCGGGTCTCCTCATGGACACACAGGATCTACCATAAGCTTCACGGCGATAGATCCCAGGCCAGCCTATCACAGTTTGTATTACATCATGAAGTACGCTTAGGGGGTGGATAAGACGTCCTATACGAAAAACAAAGATCCGTGGACTTCGGGCGATACTCTCATTCCGGCCCATATGAACAATTTTGAGACCATCTACACCGAAGCATCGAGCTATCTGGCATCTCACAATCACGATGCCCTGTACCCCACCAAAAGCGAGATGCAGAGCACCTTTTGGTACGCCGGAAATGATGGCCCTGGTTCTGGCTCTGACGCAGATCTGCTCTACAAGAGCACCGGAAACCTACATGCATCTAGCTTCGCTGGCCTGGGCGTGCCTACTGGCTTGGTGATCCTCTGGTATGGATCGGTCGCCTCAATCCCCTCTGGCTGGCATCTATGCGATGGCACCAGCGGGACCATTGATCTGAGGGGCAAGTTCCCGCTGGGCTCCGGCACGGGGGCCAGCAAGTCGGTTGGGACCACAGGCGGCAGCAGCACGTTCACGGCCACTGGGACGATCACCGTGAACGGGCACGCTCTCACTGTGGCAGAGATGGGATCGCATAGGCATCCATTTCAGGATGCTTACAATGAAAAGACAACCAACGCTATCGCGTACGGCGGAACTGACGGAATAGGCGCGGCGCTGTGGACATCATCAGGCAGCACTCCATCAGCAGGCGGCGGCTCGGCTCATGGACACACGGGCACAACCATGACAGGAAATGCCGTCACATGCCTGCCGTTCGCGTTAGCACTTTGTTATATTCAGAAAATTTAAATGGAGTTGGTAAAAACGATAACAGCAGATAACGTAAATGAGGCCTTCGACAATCTTGAGAAAGCATTCCAAGCACTTGCGAAGATCGAAGACAAGCAGGCAGAATGTATAGAGAGCATGAACAATTTCAAGGAAGGGAGCAAAGCCGAGGTAGCCGCCAAAGCCCGGCTCGCGAAACTTCAGCCAGAAATCACAGAGGCACAGCGATCATTCCGGCTGGCCGGGTTGAAGGCGGATAGGGTCCGGCTGCTACTCGACGTGCAGAAGACGAGTATGGGCCGGGACTAAATCAATAACCACGTCAAGCTCAAAAATAAGAATGTGACGGACGCTGTGAGGAGCAAGTTTCCGCCTACCCATGCCACAAAATCGTAAACCCAAGCGCCAAATTCAGCGATCATCAGACCCCGCCCACATCAACAGGCGTCCGGGCATAATGGACGGCGCTCCTCAAGAATTCGGTGAGTCGCTTCGATCCAACCGGCTCAACCGCGAGGAAAAAAGGGATGCGTTCGCCATCATCGCTTATGATATTTATTGCGACCTCATATAGTGGCAATCATACCCCGCCCAAATAGTTGCCCGTGTTATCGCTATAGGTTTTGGTGGTCGCATTATACCGCGCGGAATCCGGCAACAGGTTAGCGTCATTTGTCGTATAGTTTCGGCTGCTCGCGGTGTTTCCGTCGATCTTGTGGACTATCCCGCCAGCAGTGTTGTTCGACGAAATAACGGGCTTGCTGAGGTCCACCGGCCCGGTCATCTTTTTCATGATCAGGTTGGCGTCCTCACCGAAGTACTGCCGAACCCAGGCATTCCACTGGTCGGCCAGGGTATTGAATGTGTTCACGTCCTGGTTCGTGTAGGCCACCGCCATCTTCCAGGAGAGGGTTGAGCCGTCGATCATGGCCTGTTGGGTGGCATCATAGCCGGAGGCCAGAGAAAGCCCGGCCACGAGGGCCACACAAAGAATTAGGGCGAGCCTCATTGCAGCCCCGCCGGCAGCACATAGCTCTTGCTGGTGACTGACAGGTTTTCCCACCTCGGCCCGGTGTAGCCCACGGCATCCATCCAGTCGTTCAAGATGGCCACGCCTTGGTTATAGGCAACCTCGTAAGCTGGATTGGTCTGCCCTTTAACAGCCATGAAACCCATTGCGTAGCCATCCTGGAGGCCTTCGGCATAAGCTTCGTCTGCTTCAGTCATTGCGATGCATGGCGCTACAAGAAGCAGCGCCGCTAGTGCTATTAGTATCGATTTCATTTCTTCCCACTCCACACTTTTCTATCAATTCAATGCCCTTTGCAGTCTTAAGGAATTCGGCCAATTGCCGCCCGGCTTCAGCAGCCGCTTCGTCTATCTGCTCGATGGTTTTCACTAGGCGACGCCCTATTAAATCTGCGCTAGAAATTCTGAAACATCTCGTCAGAAATATCAGGGCTTCAATTTCGTCTCTGGTGCCGACATGGGCGATCTCCAGCGAGCAATCGCCCTGGAATTCGACGATCATTTTTTCTCGCCCCTAGAAACTATCAATTCATTGCCATCTAAGCTCACGTGAGTTTGTGAGTCGAGTTTGCTCTCCAGTTCTCGCAATTTCTTAAATACGAAGAGAAACATTGAAATTTTTGTGCCATAACAGTTGAAACAACTTCTCAATGTCGTTAAATCCATATCTTCTTCCACGAACCGTTTGTATAAAGCATCGTGGTCTGCTGCGTATTTTACCTCTCTGATGGGCTTCTCCCGTTCCCATTCGAGTGATGATGGGGCCACCGATGGACCTGCCGTTTTGACGGAAGACTCTCGGGGTTCATTT